TTCGTTGACTTCAACAACGCGCACCCCGTGGTGGTAATCCTGAGCCATAGTGGCGAACCTCCTGATTGGATTAGGCTTCGCCCTATGTTGAAGTGATTGTGCCTGACAAACAGCTAAACGCAGTTGTGTCGTTATTCACACAAAATAACGGTATTTGTCTGCTTGCAGGGATAATCAACATAATGCTGATTCAGGGGGATTCATTGATCTTATTTGCCGGAAATTTTCTATAAATGGTAGAAACGCCTACATCAAAAATCAGTGCAATACGCTGTCTTGATTCTCCGGCCTCGAGTAAACGCCCAATCTGTGCCCACTGTTCGGTGGTCAACTTAGGACGGCGTCCACCTACTCTGCCTTTGGCACGAGCTGCAGCCAGCCCTGCCCTGGTACGTTCAACTATCAGTTCGCGTTCCATTTCAGCCAGGGCACCCATGACATGAAAAAAGAAACGGCCCATTGGGGTACTGGTATCAATACTGTCAGTCAGGCTTCTGAAATTCACACCACGCTGGCGCAACTCTTCTATCAGCGTAACAAGATGCCGCATACTGCGCCCCAACCTGTCCAGCTTCCAGACAACCAGCGTGTCTCCTGCCGATAGTGTCCTGAGTAGTTTTTTCAGCCCCGGTCTGTCGGACTTAGTGCCACTGATTTTGTCCTCAAAAATCCGCTCACATCCCGCGCAGTTCAGTGCATTACGTTGCAAATCGGTGTTCTGGTCATTTGTTGACACGCGTACATAGCCAATAAGCATGATCATCCCCCTGAATAAAAACCGGAGATGATGCCAGTTAGCTGTTACCTCTGCATTTTCTTAAACGTTGGTTTGGGAGAAGGCTCAGCGTTACCCGTTGGTGTGCCTGTTCCGTGGCCTTCAGCCACACCACCAACAGGCTGGCTGAAATGCAACGGTGCACCTTTTTCTGCCGAAGAGTACCCAAAACTGGCAAAGGCTTACCCAAAGTTAAAATTACCGGATTTGCGCGGTGAGTTTATTCGCGGGTGGGATGATGGGCGAGGTGTTGATTCCGCGAGACTGCTACTTTCAAGTCAGGCAGCATCTATCCTTGAACATAACCATGAAATGCAGGGATGGACCGGCAACCCACTCATGGCTAGAGATGTTTATTCATCCATGTCATCCGTATTTGCGGTGCAGTTGAGCATTGGCGATGGCGGGTTATTGTATTCGTGGAAGGATGGGAGTGGAACAACAAATGACAGTAAACGAATGAATAGAACAAATCATGTCAGTTCCGGCGCCGGTGATGGTAGCCCGCGAAACATTGCATTTAACTACATTGTGAGGGCTGCATAAATGGAACAGGCTATTTTGGGAAAAGACGGTTACGCTTTAAATGATGGGGAAATCATCGTACATAACTATGATGGCGAAACGCGGGAATATATTTCTACATCAACTGAATATCTCGCTGTCGGCGTCGGTATCCCGGCATGTTCTTGTTTAGATGCACCAGTTACACATAAAGCTGGTTATGCAATCTGTCGCTCTGTAGATTTAAATTCATGGGAATATGTGCCAGACCATCGCGGTGAAGTTGTCTATAGTACCGAAACGGGAGATACCAAAGAAATCACAGTTCCGGGTGATTACCCTGAAAATACAACCACTATCGCCCCGTTAACGCCATACGATAAATGGGATGGTGAGAAATGGGTGACGGATACCGAGGCACAGCATAGCGCCGCAGTAGAAGCGGCAGAAGCACAGCGCCAGTCGCTGATTGATGCTGCAATGGCTTCCATCAGTCTGATTCAACTGAAATTACAGGCTGGGCGGAAGCTGACGCAGCCAGAAAACACCCGACTTAACGCTGTGCTGGATTACATTGACGCGGTGACGGCAACAGATACCAGCACAGCGCCGGACGTCATCTGGCCTGAACTGCCGGAGGCGTAGGCCATTCAATATCTGGCGCACCGGAAGTATCGACCAGTTCCAGTGCGTCCAGATAATCCAGCCACAAATTATATTGCACCAGTTCCTCACCTTTCAGACGACCAATTGATGCTTTACCTGGCCATTGTTTACTGTTGATGTATTCGTTGGCCTGGTTAATCAATTGCTGCTTTTTAGTTTCGGCTGATGCAATTTGTTCTTCACGTGTTGGTGGAGGAACATCTGCCCAAGCTGGCATTCCGTCGCCTGCGGTAATTCTGCGCTTACCTTCGGGCGGCGTGTCATGGAAATATTCCCTGAAAATAGCTTCGTCTATGTCTACGCCTTTTCCTTCTGGCCATTGCCCTTTTGCAGCGTAAACAGACTGTAGGGCGTAAGGGTACGCCAGATTATCAATATATAAATATTTCATAATTAACGCCCTTTCGCAAAGAAAGCTCCACCTTCAAATCCATAGTTACAATGCGCAACAAATCCTGTTCGCGTCCAGTTAGTTGCGCCCCACATATTCCCACCACCAAAACCGCCGTCATATACAATCACTACGTATGGCTCCTGCGTAAAAGGAATGGGGAAAGTCACATTTGTAGATACCGCCGCGGCGTTAGTCGGGAAATTAATTCTTCCCCACTGTTCAATTGAACCATCAGGCAATTTTTGCCAGCCAGATCCTGATGAATAAGCTGACATGTCTGGTATCTGATTCGCCCCAGTCCCCACATTCCTTTTCGCCGCTTCTCCCAAACCAAGGTTTTCGAGAGCCGTTTTCACCGTGCCATCCGATTTGATATCGCCAAACGGATTCTTGCGGCTTAACAGCAGCGCACGAAGTGCGGTAAGCAGCTGGTCATGCCGCCCTTTCTCCAGGCTGGCACCGGAGGCCTCCACCACGCTACAAAGTTCTTCCTGCAACATGTCAAAGTAGTCATCATCCAGATCGGTGGCAGGTGTGCCGGTCTGGGGGTTACCACGGGTAAAACCGTTCTTACCCGCGCCGAACTTATCCTTCTGCGCGGTTTTCGTGTCTATACGATGCATGGATTACTCCGGATATTTAAAAATTACGTAGGTATGCGAAGGGCAGAGTTTGTTAAGCACGCACTCGACAACGGTGTCGCCCCAGATACGCAGTGCGGAATCACAGGGATCGCCACATGTCATCCAGGTGGTGTTGGTGGCGGCTGGCATGTTGACCTGCCAGTAATACCGCCATTCCGGCGCATTCACTGCGTCAGTACAGGCCGATGAGCAGGTGAACGTGCTTTTATCGTATCGCGTGATAGTGGCGTCTGGTCTGCCCAGGGCAGCAAGCTGTGCAAGATAAAAATCCTCATTGATGCCGCCCGCCAGATTAACCTTCGCATCCAGCCGTTGCTGACGCTGGCGAAGGGTCTGTGTCCCTGCGGGAATACATTCATCCGGCAGACCGCACAGACGCTCCCAGCGGTTTATCAGTTCAGTGGTGGTGCGCGGATCCAGCTCCCGCATCAGGGCATCCGCACGCTGATGAACGCGGGTTAATGACGGTGCCGCACCGGCAATCGCCGGATCGCTGACTGACCACGCCGGACCGGGCGGCAACAGTGCCGACAACAGACGGATATAATCATCGTTTGTCACGTCCATGAAATCGTCCCCAGAACCGCCAGCTCATTTTTTGCAATGGAGATATTGTCCGCCGGGGCAAGCAACTGATGGCTGTATTCCCCGTTCGCACCGGAAATCGCTTCACTGATACGTGACACCTTCAGTTCTCCCTGCGGATAACCATCACGCAGCAGGAACGAACGCAACTCGGCGGTGATGGCAGCCCGTATTTCCGGTGTGTCCGGCGTCACGCGGATATGAAAATCCACTTTATGCGCCACCGGCCTGAATACATACAAATCAGAGCCTGCCACCGGGGCCAGTGGCTCGATATGTTGTCTTGCCGCCGTTTCCGTTGACTCTTCCGGAATGGGATTAATCAGGTCACTGCTGGCAATCATCACACCGACAGTCCCCGTTCCCATCCAGTGTCGGTATGTCCATGCGCGGGTAATGCCGGGCACTTCTTTAGCCCAGACGACATAGTCCCCGTCAGCCCCGCCCTGAGGCGTCCAGTAATACCGCTCAATGACGCGGGCGCGCCACGTTTCCAGCTCTTCAGTATCAAATCCGCCTGTCAGGGTGTCAGCCACACCGGAAGACGGCAGACCATTCACCGGCGTGACCAGGATTAATGCCGTACCGTCGTCAGCGTTACCGACCGCGCCTGTAGTTGAGCAAGTGATCGGCACACGCAGGACACCACCAGTGCTGGTTGCATCGGCAGTTGCCGTGTACTGAACCAGGTCATCGCGCTGAATAACACTCCCGGCGGTCACCTTCAGGCCATCGCTGACACCTTCCCAGCGCATATACCCGCTGGCAGCCGTGGCCCCCTTGCGCGGACACCGTTTCATCGCAGCATGTCGCGCCAGCCAGGACTCATCGCACAGATCAGGCAGCATGTTCATTGCCAGATAATCGATGTAACCGTAAACCGTATGCAGCGCCGCCGCATACACCTTTGCCCGCACGTCTTCATCCATGCGCCGGAGCGTGTCGCTGACGTCCAGCCTGGCGAATAAATCGTTACGGAGCATACTGATATTTTCTGCCAGCGTC